ACCATTGGTTTTAAGCGTTGGGCCAGAATATAAGGACTCGTAACCCCCAAGGCAATCTGGGCCTGCAAGAGAGCATGGATCGAGCTCATTTGGGCGGTCGTTAGGTTCACTATCAACTTACCGCCACTGCTATCAATCCAGGCTTTGATAGCCATCATGGTTGAATCGAAGTCGAATTGTTTCCGCTGAAGTCGGTTAACCCTCCCTGCAATTTTCTCTCCGGCTATAGAGATGTTTTTTGTCCATTCTGTTCTTATAGTATCCCGTACAAATTCCCGTATCATTCTTGACCAGGGCTTTTCCCACTCATCCGGTATGGAGCCTGTTCTGGCAGCAAGTTCGGCTGTGTCGGGAGTTATGACTTTACTTTGTTTTCCCCATAGGGCCATGGCCGGGATTAATATACTGCGATCTTCTTTCCTGATATGCCGACGTAAGGCAACAGCATCCCTCATGTCTGTTATGACAAATCGGCTGACCCTTGTTTCTAAGTGCATTACTCTTCCTCGATATTCCCCGATATGTCAGCCAGGGGGATCAGGTTAGCCGGGATAAGAATTACATTCCCTTCCTCTCCTATCTCGTCATCTCCGCAAGCCCTCCGGCGCTCATTGACCGTTCTCCACCATGCCTTTGCCTGTCTCTCATATACCGCATTCTGCTCTTCCCGGATTGCCTCAATAGCGTCCTTGTTGTATTCAAGAATCAGGTTGTCACCAAAGGCGGGAGTCAGCCAGTTATTGAATTCGTCGGCCAGCATATCCAGGTCAGGCAGGATTGCCTCTGTGTATAATGCTTTCCGGGCTTCCTTATAGTTGCTGTATGTCTTATTCTCGGCATCTCCGATTATCTCAGGTGCCACGTTATAGACAGAGCAGATTTTCCTTGAGTTCATCTTGTCAGAATTTAACCCGTCCATATCCTTGGGTGTTAAGGCCCAGGGTTCCCACCTGACCCCACCCTCCAAAACCATAGGACGGCCTGTATTTTTGTAGCCTTGGTATTTTTCCTCAAGCTGTTTTTCCAGGTCTTTTCTCCCTTCTTCTTCCAATGATCCCTCAACCACTAAACCGCCAGACGGCCTACAGTCGTTCTGCAGGAGCTTCATATTCGATTCCCGGGTCATACTCAGAATATCGATTTCCTTCGATGCTACATTGATTGGAGAAAGCCCGTACCAATCATCTAGCGGACTGAAAGATTTAAGATGTAAGATTTCCTCAAACTTGAAATCCGTATCCTTCGCATTGACTGTATAGCGGTAACCCCTTACCGGCTGCATTTGGTTCCCCGGCAGCACCTTCATTCTATCCGGTCGGATTGACCACATTTCCATTGGAGGCGCATCTGGGTCATTAGGCCCATTCCGGGATAAATAGCTATTCCCGGATATCAAATAAAAAGCCAGCGTTTTCATTATGAAAGCTGACTGGCCCTCCATTGGGTTCGGCCTTCGCATCAATCTAGTTAAGGCATGATCTTCAAGTAGCACCTTCTTTGTATCCTTAGCCATCGGTTTTTGGAATACCTGCCAGGGTACACCGGCTGCACCTCCAGCCCGCTCATTGATGCAAGCATAGACAGTACAGCAATTCTGGTATCCGGCCTCGGTCAAGCGAGCGATATTCTTTTTGGTCCAGATTGGATTCTTTGAAAATAGGCCAGCCAGGATTGCCTGGTAAGCCGGGTTTGATTTCTTGCGTTTAAACGGCAGCTTTATACGGAATGTTTGCATTTGCATGTGTCACCATATCATTGGGATTATCGGTTTTATGTCAGCCAGCGAATATATGACGGCCTCGGCATAATCCGGGGACCGACCGAGCTTTTCTTTGATTTTATCTTTAGGGATAATCTCTATTTGACCGGCTGAATTTTGCTTATATTTCAAAGCCATAAGTTGGGTTATAAGTTCCCGGTCATTTGGAATATCAAGATCCTCCAGGAGTTCCCGGAGGCCCCAATGGATCTCGGCACGCTGATTTTTAAAATGTACCTTATCTTTTGCCTTGGCTGCCCCATGTATTTCAAGTATTTTTATCCGAAGTTTATATCCTTCCTCTACTCGTTTTTTCCGATCTTCCTCGTTAAGTCGATCTAGAATCATAGTTGTATATAATGTTTGCTTCTCTGATTTTTGCTCTTTAAGCCGGTCAACGACTCCACCCCCTACACCATCGGCATCAACCTTGATAGAGATAGAGCTGATCCGATCCTTCCAATGCGGAATAATCCGATCCTGACAGCATTTCCAGATTTCTCCAGTTGTCCGCATCGTATCATGACCCTGAGCCTTATTATGTAGCGTTATTCGCAAGCCTTCACGGAGGACAATAATACTTTCGTCATCTCCAGCCCTTGCCACGTCGGCCCCAATTTCTACCGGCAACCCCCGCTCTAATTTCCGGTGCTTTGCCTTCTGAGCTATGATATAATTGTAGACATTATCCGGCTCCCCTACGGCTTCCCAGTCACCCTCCAATAAAGCTTTGACATAGACAGGTGTCAGGATTTTCTTCATATTGCTAATATAATTGGCTGGCAGGTTTGCTAGATTGTCAGTTGGAAGGGAAGATATAAAAACATGATCCTCCTTGTTATTCTCTATAAATCGTTCCTTGATCCAGCCTATATTCGGGTTGCATGACAAAAGGAAAAAATACTGAATCCCCGGAAGATTGAGCTGGAGCCGCGTAGCCAGCATCATAAATTCTTTCTCTGTGAATTGCTCTGCTTGGTCAAGAGCTATCCAACCATACTCACCACTCATGAACTTTTCCCAATCATCCGGTCGATCACCTATGCCGCCATAGCGTACCCGGGAATTATTTATCATATCAATCTGCTTTTCTGATTTATTCCAATTTGTGACCAATCGGCTATCTAGGAATTTTTCAAGTTGCGGTAAGACCGTATCACGGAATGACGGCCAGGTTTTCCGTAGCAATAACCCAAAGTTTCCCGGATAATCAAGATTAAGCTGGATACCCTCATTGATAAGAGCAGCCGTTTTACCTCCCCCCAGGGCCCCACCAAATAGTTTATACATCTCAGGTGCTGTATGGAATTCCATTTGCTTATCATTCCGGGTAGGATCGTACCGAGCAGACAAATCTATTATCGACTCATTCGCTTGCTGCATTATCCTTTTTCCTTGGTATTGCTGAAATAACGGTTATGTTCATATCTCCAGAAAGATTAAGATCCTGCTTATCCCTCCACTCTTCAGGGTTGCGGTTTATGAGTATGAATTTTTGGGCTCCCACAGAAGCCTGAACCATTTTCCTAGTCTTTTTTATTGGAATATGCCTGATTTTCTCCTTAACTTGAACGGCCTTGTATTCGGTCTCTGTGTAGGAATAACCTCTAGCAGATTTGTACATGGCATTCTCAACCTTCCTGTCAGGGATAGCCATAGCCTTGGCGGCCTTGTCAGAAAAGTCAGATTTTTCTTTTTTCCATTTATGAAACGTTTCTCTCGATATCCCCACCGCGGCACATGCGGATTTAATAGAAGAGCCCTGCCTTAAATGCTTACAAAGCTTCTCGATTATCTCAGGGCAATATTTCACTTCATACTCACTTTTATCTTGCTTCTCAGGTTTTTATAAACATTCCGGGTAAACCATTTTGTTTGGGGATCCCGGATCTTTCCTTTGATTTCATCCAATGCGGCTAGAATCAGGCTTTTTTCTAAATCAGAGAATTCCATGATCTGGATTTGCCTTAGTTTATATTCAAGCTCTTTTACCTTCCTTGACTTCCGGAATAAAGTAGATTCAGCAATTCCCACTAAAACCTCTGTATTTATATTCATTTCCCCAACATCTCCTTAACGATCCATTCCATTTAATTTTCCTTCAAGCCTATCAAGTCTTTTTTCAAAGTTTTCAAAATCTGTTTTTAGCTGAATAATGATATCCCTATTCTCCTGACACCGCCTAGCTTCACCGGGTGGATGAGGATTGAATTTATATACCTTACCATTCTTCTTAATGACCAAGAATTGAACAATC